CTATTGGAATGGTTATTAACTTATACGACGGCGCGGGATTTTGGGTCATACCCGTCAGTTCGTCGTTTTCGTCATACTCCCATTGATACAAAGTATCTTGACCACGAATGGGCAATTTTCGCCAACCAATTAAGCCATCATCGTGCTTTGAATTTAGCACGGGGTTTTTATTTCGCCCCATACGGCGTTTATATACGATTTCGTGAACCGACCATCCGTAAGTCAGGAAGGATAAAATTTCCGAAATTGTGTCTGTCCAGCTTGACTGCATATCGTGCATACAGCTATTCACAAAGTCAGCGGCTTGTTTATCGGCTTCGCTATCTCCGCCCGCTTGCACAAGCCAGTCGACTTGGCGAATGAGCATTTTAATACCAAATAAAACCGCACCAACGACGTCATCGTTTTCGCTCATTTCTTGGTATGCTCTTACACCTCTCTGACCTTGAAGATTTGGGAGAAACTCGTCATAAAAGAGACCGCCGAAACGATATTGTCCCGCTCGACCCAGTTCATTATCAATAGGCATTCGTTGTTTCTCCTTTCTTCGCTATATATTCCAATAACTTTCTCTCGTTTCCATTTCGGGCGGCGCAGAATACACGCCTATATTTGCAAGGGTTGCGAAAGCGTCGCTCGCCGCGTCCACTTGGTCGTCGTGAACCGCATCGGGGAAGCCTTCGAGTTCAGTCAAAAAAGTTTCGTTCCATTTGCCCTTCAAAAGCAAAACATTTCCTTTTTGCCATTGAGCCGCAAATGGTTCGGCTCTCGCCACTTTATTGTTGCTGACGGGGCGAACGATAATTTGGTAGCCGGCGAGTTCTCTAACATAACTTTCGGCTTGCTCTTTTCCTGCTTGCCCGGGGTCTTGCGGTATGGTAATTTTACGACTTTTATAAATCACATTGTCCACTCGCGCTGTATTTTTTATGCGGTCGCGAATTTGCGATGCACTTTCAGCAACTCGAACCACATCAAGAATGATGAACATACCGCCTCGCATTTTGGCCATAAGTACCGACGCGGTTCTATCGGGGTCTTTGTTCTCGTGGGTTATCGGCGTTGCGGCGAGGTCGTAAGAACGACAAATAGAAATGATTTTATCGGGGACAGAATCGACAATCGTAGTTTGTTCTCGACCAAAATACAAACCTGCCGCGGGACGAATTTTCCAGTTGCCGTTTAGTAGTCGTTCGCGTTCCACAAAAGAAAGCGCATTGAGCGACGCCAAATATTCCGGGTTTTTATTCATCAGTACCGCATTATCGTAGACGCTAGAGGAAATAAACGTAACGCTCTTACACAAATGCGGGTCTGCGCCGTATTTGCTTTCTAAATCTTCACAAGAATCGCCCCATTTTATTTCACCGTCTACACGGTAAAAGTATCGTAAAACACCCGTTCTTTCAGGTATCGGGTAGCCGGTATCTTGGTCAATCCACCACGAAATAAAATCAGCCACCCAACTGTCTGTATCAGGATTGCATGTAGCCCTAACATAAGGTTTTACACCGCAGGTTGAACGATTACGAGACAGCATATAGAAAAACTGGCTTTCACTGAAATGTGTAAGTTCGTCAAACATAATAAGCGGTATTTGCGAACCCTGCCAGCCGTATTTTTCTTTTTCGTAAAACATGTGCGCGAACGTAATTTTTGCGCCCGATGGAAACCGCCATTGTACCGCAGGCGTAACTACACTCGTTGCGCCTAAATACGGATAAAGTTCATGGCTCGTTGCATATAAACCGCCGGCACTCATAATTTGCGGACGAGATTGCCTGAATATGACAGCCTCAAAATGCTTGTTGTCGACATGCCGTAGGCACTCCATGAGCAAAGCATAAGTTTTGCCCCCACCCGCTGCTCCGCCATACAGACAAATATCGGCAGAAGAACTGAGAAAGAGTTCTTGTTTGCCTTGCTGCGGGCGGATTACAACAGACTCTTGCTTATTTACCATTTACTGTACCATCCGTTTTCTTCGGTAGATAAATTTGTACATGCGATTGAATCAAATCCTGTACGCTAGAGTCAGCCTTTAATACTTTTCGGTCATTAAAGAAATCCCCACCGTAAACTTTTAGTGCATAAATAATAGCCGTTGTATCTCCTGCCTGAACTTTTTCCATCAATTTATTTTGGCACAACGCCACTACGGACAATCGTCCTGTGGCGATGGCCTTCTTTAAAGCAAGGTGCTTATTTTGCAAATTGTGTAAAGTACGCCGTGTGGTTTCGAGAGCTTCTGCAATCTGATTCATAGATTGCCCTTGCATCGAAAGAGATTGAATAACAGCCAGTTTAGCTTCAATCTCGCCTGCTTCAACCCATTTTTCAAATAAATCTTTTTGCGATTTAGACATATCTATCCGCTACTTTCGTGATTAAAGCATTCATTAAACCTTTGTGCTTATTATGCTTAAAGCCGTTCGGGTATTCGATGTTTAATTCTTTTTCAAGATATTCTTCGTACACTTCAGTTGGCAGTTGCTTCGGTTTTGTACAAGCACAAAAAATAGAACTTGAGTCACCCGCCGGAAGAACTTCTACCGACTCAAAAAATCTATGCAAAGAAGCAACATAGCTCTCCTGTGTGTGATATTTTTGTTTGAAAGCAATACCCTGTGAAATGCTTAAGGCATAGCCATTTTCATCAAGGCAACGTAAGCTAGAGTGTCCTGCTGTCATGGTGCCGTAGTTTTGTAAAGCTCGGAGAGCCGCAATATCACGAGTACAAGTAAGTAGAGTTCCCGTTGATTTAAGCACGGCATTACACAAAATCATTACGGCTTTTTCAAAGTCATCATCCACAATCGAATTTATGACAAAACAAAGCATCGCCCGGTCAAATAATCCATTTGTTTTAACAGCTTTTTCAATGTCTAGGATATTAGCTACGATACCTTTCATATCCAACACGCGACCTTTCGGGCTTTGTTTAACCAAAGCCGGCTCGTAGGCATGTATATCATAGCCCTTTGATTTGAGCAATTTTACATAAGCCATTCGACCCGCACCTATATCTATAACACTCTCCGTCTTTTGTAAATTGGGCATTAAATACCGCTCATAAAGTTGTGTTTTGTTTTGCTGCCGTCCGTCGGTACTACAACGTTTCATTTGAGCCATAAACTGATGATATGTTTTGATGCCGAGATTATCGAAGTTGTATTTACCGTATTCAACGCTAATACACCGCATAAAATCATCTACATTTTCATCACTAATAGCATAGACTAAAACTCCATAGCCTAATCGTTTTGCACTATAAGCATATTCAGAGTTTAAAATCACATTGCCATTACCATCTGTAACTACGCTTCCCCATTCGCCAAAGCGGGAAAGAAGTTGAGCCGTTTCTGCGCATATTAAAACATTCTGTGGCTTTTTTTCTATTTTAATTTTGCTTGATGGGCAGTAGTGGTAGCCCCCAATTTTAAATTCTTCTAATCGGACACGGTTTTGGCTAGTTTCTATAGAATTATGCAATAAGTTAAAACGAATTTCGTCCATTGCTTTTGTGGCACAAACACGAATGCACGGCAGATGCGTTAAACCTATCTCTTTAGCGGCTTTTTGGCGTTGATGACCCGCCACAATTACATTATTGGCGGCATTGATTATAAGTGGCTTTACAACACCGAATTTTTTTAGACTGTCTTTTAAAGCTGCAAGGCTATCTTGCGTAATAACGCGAGGATTGTATTGCGCGCCTCGTATTTCATCAATAGGCATATTCTCTACAAAATCAATCAAGCACTTTCAACCCCTTTCAAAAGATAGTCAACAAAACTGGTTTTCAAGGCATCCCCTGAATCAATGTAATCTGTGTATTTCGCATTCAATCTATCCAGTTCTATTTGCGATATAAAAAATGCAACTTCACCAAAGCGAAATTGAATAGCACTTGCGGAAGACCTTTTCTAATTAAGAGTGCTATTGTCTTGCTCCGGCGTAGAATCCGCATTACTATCTTCCTGCGAAATTGCTATCGAAGAATCGGCGATAGGCTTCGCAATACTACTATCCCTTGGTGGCGTATCTTGCAAAAATTGAGCGTCATTTTCGTCACTCGCGGAATTTAGTTCCTCAGGTATGTGGATAGTCTGAACTCTTTTTTTCTGTTCTCCCATAAAGTTCAGGGTGTCGACCCTTATTTCTGCTTGCTCCGGTTCAATGTCAAAAACTTCAGTCGTAAGTTCAAAATGCTCAAGTAAAAGCTGATTTTTTTCAAGCGTTAAATCAACCGTGGAAAGTTCGTCTTTCAATTTTTCAAAATCCCAATCGCTATATTCGCTTGTTTTGTTGTCAATGAGGCGAAATAAATTGATTTGTTCATCAGTCAATTCATCAGCAACAATGCAGGGAACAGATTGTATACCAAGTTCACGGCAAGCACGAACACGAGTATGACCGCAAACAATAACATAATTCATGTCAACGATGACAGGGAATAAAAAACCAAAACGCTCGATACTGTAGCGTACTTTTTCCACCGCCAAATCATTATTTCGGGGATTGTTTTCGTATTCTTTTAGCCGTGAAACAGCAATTTCTCTTATATTCATTCTGTGCTACCCCCTGTTAAGAATAAAACAAACCCCAAATAGGTTTTATGCGTGCTTATATATTCATCGTAGACATTTTTTAGTCGACTAAAATCGTTTTCTGTAAGCAGAATTTGCACATCGCCGAAAATTAACATCTTGTTCGCTGTGTAATAGTGCTTGTCCAAACCTGTCACAAAAAAGTTGCTTTTAAAATCAAGACCTATAGAATCTAGTTCTTTAAACAATTTTCCAGTGTCCCACGTAGCATACTCGTGGCTCTTGTTATCCACAATACGAGCCAGTTTCGCATCTTCCTCGGAAAGATTCTGCACGATGCAAGGCACTTCTTCCATACCAAGCTGAATTGCGGCTTTCAGACGGGTGTGACCGGAGATTATGACGTTGTTTGCGTCAATGGTAATGGGGTTTAAGAATCCGAACTGCTTGATACTTTCGGCAACTTTGGCTACTCCCGCGTCATTTCGACGAGCGTTGCCTTCATACTCCCGCAGTTCGTCAATCTTTTTGTAGATGACTTCCATGATTGCTGTCCTCCTGCTATAAAATAAAAAAAGTGCCTCCGTCTTACAACATCTCTCGATGTAAAACGGAGGCACTTTTTAGTTCCGTTGTTTAATTTTTTCGTTCCCGTTAAGGGGCGTTCCGAGCAAATCCGAGTCATTGCTTGGGCGTGGTAGAACATAGCCGTAATGGTTTGCGTAACAATAGGCGCAACCGTTACTGCAAGTGCTATACGCTCCGATGTCAACGCTTTCACAGCATTGGCATAATCCTCGTTGATTTCTGTCCTTCGGTTTTTTCACACCGAACATTTCCCCGTCCACGCAAGAAGACTGCGGTAAACCGAGGTCTTCGGCGCAGGAATAAAGCGTAATTCCGTGTTCTTTGGCTATCACCGAAAGCTGTTGAACAAGTTCTTTTTGCTGTTCCGGCTTGAGCGGCTGTATTTTAAGCGACTTCAAGTCCACCGTGCGGTAGGAATCAACAAAACTTGTAACAGCTTTTGTTGCATAACCTTCAAGCGATTCAGCAATCTTCGTGAAGGCACGAACGTGATATTCCCAAGTGTAGCGTTCATTGAGGAAAATCGGGTCGTATCGCCAAATAGCTTTTCCCTTTTCGATTTTCTTGAACGCCGGAATGACGATTTCCTTCTTGTCAGGAATGTTTTTCTCGACATCTTTGCCGTAAGGCGTGATGGTAAACTGGAAATAATACTTGAAAGCGTCCAGTTCGTGAATCCGGGGGAGCATTGGCGCGGCGTTCTTTGTCCAAAACACAAATCCGTCAACCTTGTCGGGCGTGAGGGTTACACGCCCGACTTGCAACGGATTATATGGGTTTTTTAGGAGGACAAATCCTTTCCCCACGCGATTGTAAAACCACTCCGAGAACAGTGCCGGAATATCTGTCCGTCTACTCGCGCTTACTATCATAACGGCATCCCGTCTTTTATGTAGTTGGCGAAAATCCAATTACGACAGCTACGCTGACGTGACGTGAAATCTCCCGATGGATTCGGATGATAGTCCCAGAAGTGGATACGCCTTGCATTCGTTATATCCAACTTGATTCTGTCATTCTCAATATGAATTTCAGAATTTGGGTCGGGAACAAATGCAACGTGCGTGTTAAATTTCCAAACGCACCCCGCACTTAATCCGCAAAGATAATATGCTTTCGCATCAGGATGCTGTCTGACATAAATATCAACAACACCCTCTGATTTTAAATGCGTCGCATTATAAAAGCGGTTATCAAATTGTCCAATGAAGCACTTCGCGCAACATTGCGTAATATCCACATCCCTGACATCTTTCAGCCAAAATTGCGTACATTTTTTTCGCAATTCGAGTCTTAAGTGCATCGGCGTTACATTTTGACACGCTAACATTTTATCACTCCTTAAATATCGGGTCAATGCCAACTTTGTGACACATACCGGATTTTTTAAATTGGCGAATTTAGCCGCAAAATCAACCCTTTCGACATAATCGAAACCGCGATTGTGACATTTTCGGGTTGTTACTTTTCTTTATAGTCGTATTATAACACTTTAAAGATAATTTGTCAATATTTTTTTTTTTAATTTTTTATAGCATAAAAGCCGCCTGAAGGCGGCTTGATTACACATTTCGTTCGATGCTATCATTCTACCATTTTGAAAGTGTACCGTCAAGGGTGGATTTGTGTCAAAACTTCAATTTTTACAATATCGGGATTTTGCCCCTGAAACCACTCGCCGAGGACTTCGAGCGAACTCTCACTATTGTAAAATGTGACACCTCGGTTATCCGCAAATTCAATTCCCACTTCCTGCATCACGTTTTTAACCGCCCAAAATTCGCGGTCATAACCGCTAACGCGAGTACGCGCAATAGCCATTCGTTCCCCATGGTCAGTAAAACTCTCGAACAAAGCGTGGGTTAGCGGCGTATCGGCGCTTACTGAATCGCCAACCGTCAAACGGGCAAGAGTAATTTTATAACCACTCGCAACCGTGCCTATAAGCTCGTATGTTCGCCTGTTAGACACGTATGTGGGTAAAGGGTTTTCCCCGTCATAGGGACGGGGTGTAAAATCT